ACGAGTTCGACGTTGAGGAGGAGCTAGAGGCAACGCAGACCGGCGGCTTGATCGAGATGGATCAGCCTGATCAGCGGGAGCGAGCGGTTATGCCAGAGGCGGAGCCTGAGGAGGAGCCAACCGAGAGGATCCCTGACTGATGGGCTGGATGAATCGGCGACCGAAACGAGGCAGCGATCAGCCAAAGCAGCTGCTTTATTTCGCTGAGCAGGAACTAGAAAACGAGTTCTATGCCGTCATCCGCGTTACATGGTTTGAGGGCAACCGAGTCAGGCAAGTCGAGGAGTCGGCCTACAGCTTTTACGACGGGATGACTCCTCATGATCTGCGGCTGCTGCTCAAGGATCTGTTGACTAAGGGCGCAGACGTCTCTATCTGCTGCATTGATGGAGCGGATGAGCTTGGCCTGAAAATGTAATGAGCGAGCTAACAGAGCTGTTCCGCAACGCGATCGACCTGAATCGCTACAGCAATGGCATCTCGCTGAGGCTGGTGCGTGCTTGGAATGATGCAGTGCTTGACGTGGTTGAGCAGCTGCAGCTCTTGGGCGAGCTGAATCAATCAGCGAAAGCAAGCCAGCTGCGGTCTGTCTTGGCGCAGCTGAAAGAGTCGCTGGACAGCTGGGCGGGCACCAGCACGCTCGCAATGCAGCAGGAACTCCAGGGCTTAGCAGTGCTCCAGGGCGAGTTCGCGACGAGGCAGCTGCAGCGAGCGCTTCCTGCAGGGAGGGCCGACATCGTACGGACGGTTGAGATCAGCCCAACGCTCGCCCAAGCGATCGTGACCGCCGAGCCAACAGCTGCAGGCGTTGTGAATCTCAGCGATAGTCTCACTAGAATCACAAGCCAGCCGATTACCTTTCAGCTGACGCTTGGGCAACAGCTAACGCTCCCAAACGGCGAAACGATCAGGCAGGCATTCCGCAGCATGTCGGAGCGGCAAGTTGAGATCTTCAGCCGCACGGTCAGAAATGGAATCATTGAGGGCGAGTCGATCGAGGCGATCACCCGCAGAGTCCGTGGGCGGCTCCAAAGAGATCAGGCCGGATCTGTTGACGCGATCATCGCGAGAGGCGGCCAAGCAACGGCCATCCCAAACAATCAGATCAGGGCGATCGTTCGCACCAGCGTTAATCAGGTCGCCTCGACTGCTGATCAGCTGATTGCAGCTCAGAATCCAGAGCTAACGAAGCATTACATCTACACGGCGACGCTCGATACAAAAACGAGCGACATCTGCAGAGCGCTCGACGGGAAGATGTTCCGGCACAGGGAAGGACCAGTGCCGCCGCAGCACTATCAATGCCGCTCGAGAATTCGCAACGTGCCGCGTGGATTAGAGAAGGAGTTCTCGGAAATCAGAGAGACCTACGGCGAATGGCTCAACGCTCAGGATGAAGCGACGAAGCGGGATGTCTTGGGCCCAGAGAGGTTGAAGCTATGGAATGGGCTTGTCAAAAAATACGGCCCGACCAACGCGATCCGTAAGTTTGTTTCGCAGGACGGCGCGACGCTAACTTTGGATCAGCTCAAAGACCGTGGCTATGGCTCCACTAGCAAGTAAGTACAAGTTCAAAGCTTCCGAATCGTCTGAGGCTGCCTCCTGCCCTCCCAAGAAACCAGCGGCCAAAAAAACTAAGGCGAAGGCCTCGTCAGAGGAATGAGGACCCATTACGATCGGCACAGCAGCGCTTGCTCCATGCCTGGTTACATGAAGGGGCCCAAGAAGCCCCAGAAGCCCGCCGGTAAGCGCAAGAAGGCTGGCAAGAAAAAATAATGGCCTCCCGCAACGTTCCCACAGACAAGGCTTTGTATAGCCGCGTCAAGGCGGCAGCGAAGCGGAAGTTCGACGTCTATCCGAGCGCCTACGCGAACGCTTGGCTAGTTCGTGAATATAAAAAGCGCGGCGGAACCTACACGACGCAATCATCCAAACCAAAGAGCCGTGGCCGCAAGAAAAAGAAAACCTAGGGGCGGCCTCGGGCGTTGGTTCGCCGAGAAATGGGTTGACGTGAAAACGGGCAAGCCCTGCGGTCGGCAGAAAGGAGAGAAACGCGACGGCTACCCAGCCTGTCGGCCATCTAAACGGGTGTCATCCAAAACGCCGAAAACAACGGGCGAGATGACTGCCGCTGAGAAAGCCAAGTTCAAGCGGGAGAAAAAGGGCCCGGCAAAAATCAAATATCAGCACCGCCGCCGCCGGAGGAAGAAGTCCTGATGGCAAAGAAAAAGGACCCGAGGCTCGAGCGCCATGGCCTGAAAGGCGTCAACAAGCCCAAACGAACACCAAAGCATCCCACCAAGAGCCATGTTGTTCTGGCGAAGGAGGGAGACAAAACAAAGCTGATTCGTTTCGGGCAGCAAGGCGTCTCTGGCTCACCTAAGCGACCTGGCGAATCTGCAGCAGCAAAAGCTCGGCGCCAGTCCTTCCTAAAACGTCACGCTAAAAACATTGCCAAAGGCAAAATGAGCGGCGCTTGGTGGGCAAAAAAAGTGAAATGGTGAACTGTTGTTAGTCTTGGGCAGCAATTTAGCCCGTGGCTAATTCATGTCCGAAGAACAAAATGCTCCCGTGGAGCAGGCTGTTGACATTCAAAAGATGCAAGGCGAGCTGGAAGCGATGCGTCGGAAGAACGCAGAGCTTCTCAAGGAATACAAGGATTTCAAGGAGTCAGCCCAGAAACAGGCGCCTGTACCGGATGGCGTTGATGTTCAAGAACTGCTTGAGTTCAAGCGCAGAGCAGAGCAAGCAGAGCTTGAGTCACAGGGCAAATACACTGAAGCTCGACAGGCTCTGGAGCAGCAGTTCCGTGAGGCGTCGGCGCAGAAGGACCAGCGCATTGCCGAGCTAGAGGCCCGCGTTCGTGAGCTGGAGGTGATCGCCCCGGCAACGCAGGAGCTGTCGCAGCTGGTGCACGATCCCTCGTTGATTTTCAAGGCAGGGATGCTTGATCCGAAAAACATCGAGACAGGCAACGACGGCAAACCAGTCGTGGTTGATGGCTACGAACGAATCTCTTTCCCGCAGTGGGTAGAGCGCAATGTGCAGCCCTACATGCAGATCACGGCAAAGCCTCAAGGCAGCGGAGCGCCTGCAGGCCGGGCAAGTGATGGCAACGTTCGCTTTGACGAGCAACTGATGGGCCGATTAGTTCTTGATGGCAATGGCCGCCCAGGTTTGAACATCTCTGTGCTCTCAGAGATTCAATCAAAGCTTGGACGTGATGCTCGCATTGCATATAACGCCGAGGCCACTCGTCGTTTACAAGGGCGGTAGTATTTGTAGCAAGGCGAAGCCGTGCTGAGCTGAAGGGCCGTGCCCGACTGTAAACATCATTTCTGAGGATTTGTCATGGCGACTCTTCGCTCTGACTTGATCATCCCCGAAATATTCACGCCGTACGTCATTGAGCAGACGACTCAACTGGACGCCTTTTTGGCATCCGGAGTTGTTCAGCCGATGGCCGAGCTGAATGCTACTGAGGGTGGTGATTTCGTTCAGGTGCCTTTTTACAAGGCAAACCTGACCGGAGATTTCGAGGTGCTTTCTGATAGCTCCTCCCTGACTCCGGGCAAGATCACGGCTGACAAACAGGTGGGCGTTGTGCTGCACCGTGGCCGTGCGTTTGAGGCTCGCGACCTCGCTGCTCTTGCGGCTGGTTCCGATCCCATGGCCGCGATCGGTCAAAAGATCGCCGCCTACGTTGCAAACCAGCGTCAGAAGGATCTCCTGTCCTGCCTGGCTGGTGTTTTCGGTTCCGTGAACACGACCGATAGCAACGCTGCTTTCTTCGATCTGACCATTGATGGCGGATCAGGCGACACCCCTACTGCTCTTGCTCCCCGCCACGTTGCGGAAGCCAAGGCCAAGCTGGGTGATCAGGGCGAGAAACTGACCGCCATTTGTATGCACAGCAAGGTCTACTACGACCTCGTTGAGCGCCGCGCTGTTGACTTCGTTGTCGCAGGCGATGCAAACGGTGGCGCTGCAACTGCCTCTGGTGGTTCTATCGCCGGTGCGTTCGGCAACCCCACTGTCCCGACCTTCATGGGTCTCCGCGTGATCGTCAGCGATGACGTGACCACGACTGGCAGCGGTGCTTCAACCGAATACAGCACCTTCTTCTTCACCCAAGGCGCTGTCGCCTCCGGTGAACAGCTGGCATTGCAAACTGAAACCGACCGTGACATCCTCGCCAAGAGCGATGCGATGTCCATCGATCTGCACTATTGCTATCACCCGGTCGGCTCGAAGTTCAGCACTTCGGTCACCAACCCGACTCGCTCTCAGCTCGAGACTGTCGGCAACTGGACCAAGGTGTACGAAACCAAGAACCTTGGAATCGTGCGTGCCACCAACGTATCCAACATGGATTGACGGAGGTAACTAACCATGGCATCCAAGTTTGAAGCAACGGCCGGCAAACTGATCGGCCCAACCACTGGCGGCACTGTCACCCAGGCCACCAACAAAACCACCGGCGTGACGCTCAACGCGGCGTCCGGTCAAATCACCATGAACGGCGCTGAGCTTGCTGGTGCCGCTGAGGCCACCTTCACGGTGACCAACAGCGAAATCAGTAGCACCGACGTTGTTGTGGTTAACCACAGCTCCGCTGGTACTGCCGGCTCTTATCTCGTTCAAGCCAACAGCATTGCTGACGGCTCGTTCGCGATCACTGTGGCAAACGTTGGCTCTACTGCCAGCGAAGCCATCGTGCTGAGCTTTGTGGCTCTGAAGGG